GTTGTTGGATATGCTGCGTATGGAAATAATCCTATTGAGTTTACAGCGCTTGTAATTGCTGCTCTTGCTTTTGCTAACACACCGCCAATTAATCCTCTACCACTACCACCCCTTGCATCTTTCATAGAATCTACATCAACCGTAGTTTGTGTAGTTAATCTTACTATGTTAGTTCCGTATAAAGCAGGTTGTGAAAGAAATCTCAATGGTCTTAATCCAGTCAAAGTTTCTTCTAAACGAGTTTCACCTTCCGTTACAGATGCTCTACCTAATCTAACTTTATTTAAAGGTTCTGCAAATTTATTTATAATAACATTAGAACTTCGTATTGGAATTCTTTTACTATTTTGAGGAGCAAATGTTTCCTTTGCAGTCTTACCACTACTTTCTAAAACCTTTTGTTTAAATAAATCTTCTAACTTAGGCATTTGCTATATATTAAAATTATTTCTAGTAGTCTTTGATTGGTAACCAGTTAATAAATCGTTTACTTTAGATGTACCTAAATAAGTATTAACAGGAATACCACCTGAGTTTAATCGTTCCATTGCTTTTGTATTTGCTGCTATAACATTAGCCATTGCTTGCATTCCAGCTCCACCTCCACCATTAGCTGCGTTTGCTAATGCAGTTGATGCTCCAGGTGCTGCTATCAAATCATCATTTTTACTTAATTTGAATAATCCACCTTCTTTAGTTGATACCATTGTTTCACCACCAGCAGGTGAATTCATATCTCCGGTAGGTACTGCGCTAGATGCTTTAGATATTGCGCTAAATAGTGCACCAACCATCGTTGCTGCCAATATGGCACCTACGATTGGTATTTTACCCTGTCCACCAAAAATACCAGCAATTGCACCAACAATACTTGCTCCAGCTTCTCTACGTTTTACATAAGCGCTGGCAATGTCTGTTGCTAATGTTTTTAATTTAGTACGGTATATAAATGCAAATATCGTTCCTAGTGTTAAACCAAACCCAACCATACCAGCCATTGTATCTGATATATATCCAAATGCTTTAGCTAACATTGATATTGGTTTTAACATTAATTCTAATAAAGGTAATACCGCTGTACCTATTTGTACCCCAATACCGGTAAATGTATTTTTTATTTTACTCAACTCACCTTGCATTTGCTGGTCAGCTTTCAATTTTTGAATAGTTAAATCTAAATCCTCTTTACTTGTATTTGTAATATCCAATCCATTTGCTATTGCCTGTTCTGCTAGCTTTTTATCTTCCACTCCCAAATGAACCAATCTTTCTCTTTGTGCAATTAATCTTTGAACAGTTGCTGGTGTACTACCTATTGCCTTTGCTAATTCTCTTTGTGTAAAAAGGTCTTTGTCAGCAAATCTACCATTTCTTTCCATTTGATTTAACACCTCATCCAATGCACCAGAGTAATCTTTATTTGCTGCTAATATTCTTGCTTGCGTTAAATTAAATTGGCCTTGTGCAAATGCTGCAGCTTTTAATTCTTGTTCTATACCACTTTCAAAATCTAAAAGTTTTTCACTAACACCCATCACATCTTTTAAAGTAGCACCAAGTCTTCTAGCTTCAATTGCCGTCTTAGCCATATTATCAAATCCACTACCAAAATATTCTGCACTATCTTTAGCTGCTTCCGCAATATCTTTAAACAACTGCTTAGGTGCTATTTTAGATAATTTAGCTACATTAGTAACTTGTAATGCGTAATTTACTGCGGTATCTTCACTCAATCCAGTCATTGCTTCCAATTGACCTACAAATTCAGCTGAATCTTCCGCCGCAATTCCAAAGTTTGTACTTAATACAGTTAATGCTCTTACCGTATCTTTTGATAAATTTGCTACATCACCAAATTGTTTTTTAATCTCAGCTACTGTGTCAAATACTCCTTCAAATTCAACACCCAATTGAGCCATTTCAGAAGTTACCGATGCTGCTATTGTTTTAACATCTTTCATTTGGGAATTTATTATTCCCGTCTCTTGTTTAAACTTTTTAGCTGCTTCTGACATATCTGTCATTGCTTTAACTCCTAATGCAAACACCGCCGCAACAACAGCCCAAGCAAGTACTATACCACTTGATACTTTAAGAAATTTACCAGCACCCTCTATTATAGATTTTATTCCATCTGGTATTGCATCATACATTTTGCTCTGCTGCTCTTGAATTTCTTTAATTCTTTGTTCTTGCTGTTTAAATAATTTTCTTTGTTCTAGTGCTTTTTTATACAACCTAACACCTTCCTCAGTCATTCCATTTGTTTCGGCTTGAATTATTGCTGATTCTTTTTGGTCATCTGTCATTTTAGCAAATGCAGATTCGGTAGCGGAATCTATTAATAAAGCTTTTTGTTTTTCCAATTCCTCTCTGGTTAGTTTAAATTGGGCTCTTTGTTCTTCTGTATATTTTTCTTCACCTCTCTTAAGATTAATACCTAATTCTTGTCTTTTAAGGGTTATAATTTCTTTAGTAATATCAGAAACTACTCCTGATTTTGTTACTTGGTCATTTAATAATGATTTAACTGCTGGTGATAACTTAGTAATAGATTTTAATTGGTCCTCTTCATATTCCGCCGCTTCTTCTTGAAGTTCCCTTCTTTTTTTTGCTGTGTCTTTTCTTTTAGTTTCAGCAGTTAATATTTTCTCAACAAGAACTAATTCTTCTTTTAACTTTGTAAGACTCTTTTTTTCTTGCTCTAATTGAGTAGTTAAACGTTTTGCTTCTTTGGCTTTGGAAACCGCAGCTTTTTCATTCTGGGCATTAATTCGTTTTTCTGCCAGTTCAATCTCCTCTAAGAGTCTTAACCTTTCTTGTTCTTGCTGGATTACATTAGCCATTTATATAGAAAAAATTTATTATGGTGCAAACCCCGCATCTTGTAATTTTTTATACAAAGAAGGGTCTTCTTTTTTAAGCTTTTCCATATGAGGAGCGGCAGTTTTATTTAAGGCATCTATTTTTGATTGAATTTTTTTCAATTCAGGATCATCATCAATTAACTTTTGAATTCTATCCGGAGTTGGTTTTTTTGAAAATAAACCAAAAAACTCCTTTAAATTTGATTTTTTTATTTTATACTTCTTTCCCATATGCGGTTATTTATAATAATACAACTATAAATATGGTATAAACAAAAAAGTTAGGATTATCTATTAACCCTAACTTTTGATTGATTATTTGCTTGCTTTATTTGCTCATTTTCCTTTTTCTTAGCATCTACTAATTGTTGGTAGTAAAACATTCTAAGATAGGTTGGCATTCTATACAAATCCATTACAGTGAACCCATTACCATAGTTTACCATCTCAAAAATTTGAGTATGGAGTTGAATACTATGATTCGGAGCTAGGCCAAAAAAACCCTACGCCCATTACTATGGGCAGTACCTCCTCTTGTCCGTCTTCATGTGTATATGTAATTCTCATATCCATGTCCGGCTGAATTGTTTTAATGTAATCTCTAAATGCTCTACTATCTCTTGCTAAAAATCCATTTACGAATTTATTAATAGCTCCTATACTATTATCACCATCTACGGCTCTAATCATATGTCTAAATCTAGTAGTAATATCATGCGAAGTATCTTTATTAACCTTTTCTAATGCGGTAATATCTCTATCAATAGCCTTTTCATCACCATGCGTTAATAATTTAAATGTTAATTTGTTTTTACTATTTGGAGTAATAAATTCAAATTCATTTTTATTTTCAAATTTAGAAGTATCTACCTTTTTTGTTTCAATTTTTGTTAAATCAACAGATAAATTGATAACATCTCCCGTTACAGAAGAATATGCAGATGCTTCATACTTAGGACCGTATCCTAATAAACGAGTTGCTAAGATAATTGCGTTTTTATCACCTATAAGAATATCATCTATATTAACATTATCAACAATAACCGATTCAAATAGTTTATCTAATACAATACCTTTTTTGATAAGGTTTTGTGAAGAAAGGATATCCTCTTCCTTTGCGGTCATATGTTTAATTGTTATTTGACCCGATGATAATGGGTTCTCTTTTGGATATAATTTACCTTCCGATGGTAAACTAATAACTTCCGTTGGAAAATCATATTGTTTTTGATTCATAACTTTACTTTGTTTAAGTTTGTATATATAAATACATCATTTTAAAAAAATTAGAAAGCACAAAAAAGGGGATATTTTAGTATCCCCTTTAATTTTATATGTTTTAGATTAGAATTCTAATACAGCGTAATCATATGCTACTTGTAGTTCTATTGATGCTGGGTCATTAGATGTCATATCTAATTCACCAAAGTTTACTTGCAATGGAAATGCTCCATATAAAGTCCAAGTTTCAACAATATCACCAACAGGTCCTAACATTTCGATTTTGATAGTCTTCTTATAGAATTCAGAATATCCTTTTCTACCAGTAATAGATTCGTGTCCTAAACGAACCCACTCCATTACTTGTTGTGCACCAGATGGTACAATTGGGTCATAAAGAGTGATAGTCATATCCTGCCATTCACCTTTACCTTGCAACTTTCTTTTCACGTTAATGTGGTCTAAAGTTACAACTTCAAAGTTAATTTGAGGTCTGCTAGCTGCTTTAATCAAATATGCTTCTACACCATCGATACTCATTTTGAAACGAGCTTTCGTTTTTGGTTCCCAGGTTTTGTAGAACATATCGTTGAATTCTAATACTTGTGCCATTTTCTTTTCCTTTTATTTTATATTAATAAATATCTACTTTTTGTTTTTTATATTATGCTGAGAAACTTGCTCCAGTTGGTAAGATGTTGAAATCAATTACGATGAATTCAGCCGTCTTAGCAGGTTGTAAGAAAATTTGTCCAGCTAATATGTTTCTATCAATAACATCAGGTGTGTTGTTACTTTCATCCATTACAACTTTGAATGCGTACAAACCTTGTCTTTGTTGTATGCTCTCTAAGTATGGAGTTGCTGTGTTAATGAATCTTGCTCTAGTTTGAGTAGTATTTTGTTCGAACACTAAGAAACGAGAAGTAGATGCGATAAACTTCTTAACAGTGATAAGTAATCTTCTTACGTTGATTCTATCTAATGCTGATGCTTTATCTTGCAATGTCTTCTGTCCAAATGCTACAATACCTTGTCCAGGGAATGCTGCGATTGGGTTTACTTTGTTCTCATATAGAGTATCTCTCTCCGCATGTGTTAATCTATTCAATACTGAAACTGCTCCAGTAATACCACCTCTATTCA